GCTTCGCCGCTAAATTAGCCTCTGGTAAAACGTCGTCAGGTGTAATTTCAGGGAAGGGTAAGCCCGCGTCCCTGTAAATTGCTTTCATGGCTGGGAGTGCAATCGCTGAGTGATTGGCGGGTTGAAAGTTTCCATTCCCTTTTTCCCATAACGAGAATCCAGCCAACGGCCAGACCGCAATACGCCCAGGTTTGTTCTTTTCGTAGGGTATCAACTTTCCCCCTACATCCAAACGCGCTAAATGAGCGATGGAGTCAGACGATACGGCTACCAATCCCTTCCATGCCGCGTCCATAATGTCCTTAGCCTGCTTTAGTGCTTTATTCAAAATTACCCGAATATACCAACCATCGCCACGCTTTTCCAAAGAACCAGGCACAGAATCCCCTACAATTACAGGTTTATTTTCCAATCCCTGCGCCCCTTGCTTTACTCCGTGTTGGTAGATTACCAGCGGGGTAGTAAACGCCCCCTGCATAATGTCGGTGTTTTCATCGAACCACTGACCGTCTGAGTCTTTGGTAAACGGTAGGACTCTAACGTCTAGTTCCCAATCTCCAACGGCTTTGATTGCGTCTGTCATAAATCTCCATAAACGAAAAGCGGCGCGTCAACTCTCTTTCAAGAATCAACGCGCCGCCTATTGGCCTATCTGCGCTTTGCTTACATGCCCTTTCGCCTTATCGCGTCACCCGCGCCTTTGGCTATCTGGCAGTAAACTAAATTTATATTGGTTGGAGCTGGTCTATATAGGGCGAACTGCCTTGTTAACTAACGTGCTCCAACCGTTGACGGGATATTACCACATTATTTATTTTTCTGCAAAGCCTTTATGTACAACTCTGCAAACCTCTTTGACGTTGGCCCTCCGCCTGCGTCTAACATTTCCTGCGAGGGTAGTAAGTATCTGTTTGATGTTGCGTGACGATACAACATGCGCTTGAATTGTGCGGAGTTAGTTATAGTATGCAACTCGTCAATCATTGTGTATAGTTCTTTGAACATCGGTTATCCTTTCGGCGTTTCTGGTGCTGACAAAGGGCCAAGAAACCTGCTTGAATCGTCTCTAATAAACGAAACATAATCACTCAGTTCGTCAAGATATTCACCATCCCCAATACTGTATAATTTTATAATGCGCGGCTCTTGATTGGAAGATGAATAATACCAATAATACCCCCCATCTTTTGGGGTTTCGGCTGTCCATTCACCGTAAGGGAATCCTGAAATTTTAGCAACAGGAAATCCGTAAATTGTATTCATAGTTTCTTATCCTTTCTTGTCTAGGTGCTTCTTTACCGCCGCCCGCCCTGCTCGTATTGCGGCGGGGAGATTCTTTGCCACAACTTTGGCAACCGTCCACCAGCCTACCTTACCCAACTGCCGCGCCTGTCGTTTGTCGTGGCGTGTCCAGTATCCTCCCGCCGTGTCATTCACCAATCGGAATGTATAATTTTTACCCTTTTCCTGCGGGGTGTATGTCCATGCCTCGGTTGATTTTCCTGTACGGTTATTCTGTCCAGGGTTGATTTTACCAGAGTGTAACGCCCAGAAAAACCAGCGTCTTTGTTTGTCGGTAAAGAATGAAAAGCCATAAGCAGACTTGCGACTAACGTACTTGTACGGCTCAGGGTGTCTAAGTCCGCTCTGTGAGTCGCCTACCAGCCAATCACTAATAGCTTTCAACGCGACAAAGGTAACACCACGAGGTAAAGAGGCGATGTACTTCTTTACCTTTTCAAGGTTACGAATGGGGAATTTTATCTGCATTATCAGCCCACAATCTTCTTGATTCTGGCGTAGGCGTTTCGGCTTCGCTTCTTGTCTGTCGCTCTGCGCTCACAGTCGCACCGCCAGCCGCCACACGTAAGATAATCATTGGGGGGATTCTTTGGGTAAACGTTTAGCGCGTTCCACTCACTCGCAAGCGCGACAATCCCATTTAGTGCGGCGCACTCGGGACAATGTTCCTCGGTCGCTCCAAGTACCCATTCCTCACGGCCTCCATTGTTCAAGGTGATCAGGCTCGTTGCGTTTTCGTAGGCCGTATTCCACTGGCCCGCCCATAACTCAGCGCGTGAGAATAACGGCTCTATTGGGTCGCCGCTCGTTCGGGCGGCCATGATGTCGGTAAAGAATTGATAAGACCAACTTGTATTGGTCTGCTCGGCTATCATATCAACTAGAGACTCTTCGAGGTAATCAGGCAGGGCGGCGGATGTATTATCATCGTCCATGCCCTCATTTATCCATGCTGTATTATAGGCGTTCCGTAACTGGCCGCCGATAATAGAAGCCATGCGGTCAGTAAATCCACCTGTGCTAACCTTTCCCTTATAGGTATCCTGTACAAGTACCTGAATCTTTGACAGCATATCTTCATAGGACTTGTAAGCATCCGCCCGCATCGCACCAAAGTATATAAACCTAGCCCTATCCGTAAGATAAGGTAGAACGTCAGGGACTAGCTTTACTGCCTGAATTACTAAGCTATTTAGTCTCACTCTGTACCGCCTTATTGATTGCTTCGGCCAATACTAGGATTTCACTTTTATACTCTGGCTCGGGTGTAACAGTAACAGGATTCAGCCCTGCCCGCGCCTGTGCGAAAGTAATCACGCCGCCTTTTATATCCTTACACAATTCAGCGGGTAAATCTACCGCGTGCCACGTGACCATCTTCCCCGCCTTCGTTACCTTATCCTCCCACTTATCCAACTCTACCAACGCCTTGACCACTTCGGGCGGGATAGTCTCAACAGGTTGCACTTCGGGGGCGGGTGTCTTGTTGGCTTTCTTGTCCTCAACGCCTTTCTTGATAATCAATAGTTGCTCGTCACTAAACAAATAATCCAGCTTCTCGCTGGCGATCTGGAAAGCGGCATCAACGGACATATACTCACTCAGTCCTTTCACCATGTCTAAAAACACTTGCGCCTGTGCGCCTTCGTCCTCTTGGAATATCTCTAAGCGTTCAGGTTCAAACTCAAGATGATAGCCCATGTTGTGAAGTATCTGCTCATTCCAAGAGTATTGAACAGCCCTCGCGTCAGGGACTATCGTAATTGTGTAGAATTGCCGTTCACGCGCTACCGCAGTGGCTAGGTTTTCATCTTCCAGTAAATGCCGCGTGCCTAGTGCCTGGTGGATTTCATAGCGTAACTCTTTAGTAATACTCAAATCGCGCAAGGCTTCGAGACCATCGCCTACAATGGTCGGCTTTACACCAGCGGCATTAAAGATTTTCCACGTCAAACCCCGTGCGCCCGTCATAAACTTATTGAACCAAGATTCCATCTTCTCGGCTTCTTCTTTCGGGGGCATCCCGTCTACCATGAGCATCATTGCTTTGATAGCACCTCGGCGCATGTAATCAGCCACCCATTTACTGATTGCCCCGTTTGCCTCTGCCGCCACAATCGCAGACTCTAAAGGCCACACCAGCGGAGGGCCAAGCTCTACGTCAGGATCAAGCAACCATGTATAAAGTATCTGTGTACCGTCGAATAACTCGGTCACGCCTTGACGCTTGAATTTGATGATATTCTTTTTAGCGTTGTCGTTGTCCAGTGTGACAGACGAGGGAATCCAGTACTGCAACTCTTTGACCTGTCCAGTACGTGCGCCTGTGCCTTTGTACCAGTAAGCCCTACCAGATGTTACCAGCGCCGCCTCGGTTAGCGCAAACGTTCGGGAAGGATAGGGGAGGAATCCTAAAACGTTTTTATAGTTGTCACTATTATCAACTTCCTTGTCCCCTTTGTTTTTGTAGATGGTGAAAGGCAGGTCGGCCATTGCCTGAGTCCGTGACGTAATCCCCGCAAACACGGACGGGACAAGCCGATTAGATAATGCCGCCCGCTTTGTGTCTGTCGGGTCTGGTGACCAAACCCCTGGGCGGTCGTCGGTCATCGGGTTAATTGATTTCGTTCCGTCCGTAAGTATGTATTTATACATTTGCACTCCTATGTCATCCACCAAGAATCTGTCATATCATCTTCGTAGGCGTACCGCAGTCCGCCGTCTATCAGGTGATTATTTTTATCCACTGGTATTTTTAGGCTATTACCGCCCGCGTCTTTCTTCCAGTGGTACTGTTGCAGTTCGTTTATCAGATTGACGCACGTTCTATCTACTATGATGGTCTGTTGCTTCAGCCAGTCAATCCCAAAGTTTACCGAGTCCTTGCCCTTCTTAGCACCTACCGCCGCAACGCCGTGATTGTTCAATTCCTGAATACTCTTAGGCTCTGCGCTGTCACAGATAATCCGCTCATCGCCTATCATTTCCTTTATGCGCTCGGCTAGTACGTCATTGGTAAGTCCTGTCTCGTACAGTTCCTTGTAAAAGTAAATCGTCTTACGCATCTTGTCATAATGACTCACACCCACGGCAGCGGGGTCACTGGAAAAGCCGAAGTCTAGCCCGTTGCGCCTGTTGGTAAATTGGTCGTGCATCTCGCTCAAATCTTCCACGCGCCAATTAGTAAAGATTACATCACCAAGTACGCCCCAATTACCCAGCGTGTACACCTGATAATAATAACTGTCGGTCTCTTGCTCTAATCCCTTGTGGTCATCACTGGTCAGAAACTTGTTATCAAGGTGCGTAGTCTTTAGAATGGACAATTCAGGCGTCTTATATTTCTTCTGTTCGTCCATCCAACCTATACCGCTGAAGTACGTCTGATAAATCCAGTGTTGCTGTAATATCGGGTTGAATGTCAGGTGCAGGCGTTTAGGCGTCTTTGGATTTCCACCGCGCTGGCGTTTCAATAACTGCTTGATTGAATCCTGCGCGGTCTCGGTCGCTTCCTCTACCCATACATCGGTAATTGCGCCCTGTGCGGGGGTGATAGACTTTAGCTTTTCCACGTCATCCAGCCCACTAAAGATAATCTGATACCCATTGACACAGGTTATCGTACCGTCTGTTTTGTTGACGCTAAAGAATTGTTGTAAGCCCCATTCCGTAATAATCCTGTTGATCTCCTGCGCCACCGACCCGCGAATTGTGCGCCCTACCTGGCGACATACCAACCAGT